CAAAGCTGGTAGGTTGCCTATAGCTGGAAGTACAACTTCCCCGTTCGCGACGTGTTGAACCTCTGGCAGACCAGCGGCTTGCGGGAATACGCAGTCGGGAAATACGAGACTCGTCTCTTGGATTCGGCGGTGTTTGAGTCCTTCAGCAATGGCTCCGGCGCTGCTCTGATTCCCGATGAACAGTTCCGAGCCTGCAATTAACTCAGCGACTTGGAGCAGGTTGTCTGTTTTAGCGTGCTCCACTTTGCCGTAATCGCGGCAGAAATAGTGGTGTTCGTGCTCTAGCCCGACGAACAGAATAAGGTCTTTGTAGTGGTCGGTGATCTTTTGCCACGGGAAAGAAGGGTTCCGGTAGCGTTCTGTCAGGTTCACGACAACTCGACCTTTGGACTCCTTCGACGGTTTGACCGTCAGCCACGGCGTTGCTCCAGTTACCTTCGACCGAGACTGCTTGACCATGTTGTAGTGGTTCAAATGAGCCTGCATCAACGTCTCACCTTCTGTAAAGTGTTTCAGGCTTCTGAAGTCCTCGCTTACCCAGTCAACTTTATCAGACGGTTCAAGGATCTTGAACTCTTTGATGTAGTCCTGCTGTGCGACGAGTGGCTCCAGCAGCTTGAACAACAGAACAGCTTTGTCTGCCGTCTTTGCTTTGGTCATCTGGGAGTGACGGAGCCCGAGCGAATGCGGTCCTCCTGGGATATGCTTCAGCAGATTCAGGAGGAAAATTATGTCGCCTGCGTCACCTGTGGATGAGACCAGCATACATTTACGCTTTGAGGTAAATAAACGTCACCTGCGCCAATGCGTCCTGCATGGTTTGATCGAGGCTTAGATCGTTCGTCTTGTGGAGTTTGTAGTGGTCCAGTTCAAGACGTGCGTCCACAAGCGTCAAGCCGCAGGATAGACCGATCTCCCGCATCTCTTTCATACCGTAGAATGGGTGTTGCGGTTTTGTTTCAGGATCAACTAAGTCGAAACTAGCTTTGTGATCTCCGTTGTAACGAGAAGGCCATTGACGACGTTCGTAGAAAGTCCACGAAGGGACGTAAATTAGCATGTATCCACCTTCTTTTAGAACTCGGCTCCAGTTTTTCAATGCTGTGCGGACATCGACCATGTGTTCTAGGCAGTGCGAAGCAGTCACGGCATCGAACTTCCCATCCTGAATAGTTTCAAGATACTGAGCATCTCCATCACCCAGATCCCAACCGACTACTTTAGTTGGGTGAGGCAGTTTGATCGGGTCAGGCCCGCAACCAATGTCAAGAACCGAGCCTCGGAGAAAACGGTAGTCGTCGTTGCGTAGCCGAGTAATGTGGGATTTAGATTGTTCGTTCATAATAGCTTTTTCAGATTATCGAAGATAGCTTTACAGTCAACTTTATTCCCCCCAACCGCTGCTACTTCCGCCACTACTCCACCCTGCGTCTCCAACGAGATCGTCTCGGAACGAAGGTTTCGGAGGAGGCGGCGGTTCCCACCAAGGTAACTGTGGATTGGCTGCTTTTGGACGTGCTGCGGCCCTAGATGCCGCTATGAACTTGTGTCTGCGTCGGCAAATTTCGATGAGCCCTACCCATGAGTCAGCTCGGTCGGGACTGTGAACGCCTGTGCGCTTCTTCATGTCGTCCTTCGGCTCGACCTGAACTTTATTCCCTCGCTCTGAGTAGGTGCGATCACACATCTCAGCCATTGTCTCGGCATCCAGACCGCGAATTTGCCCGCTGGCGACGAACTCTTTCCCGACATACCAAAGCTCGGAGACACGGTTCACGAAGCGCTCTTTGCCTTTCCGTTTGTCAGTTGCGCTGACGACCATATCAGAAGCAGCCCCTCCGAAAGACACAAGCTGGAAGCCGTGGCCCATCTTCATAGCAAGGATCGTGGCAAACGGATCTCCGCCGCCAGTAGCATCAGTGCCTCGATCCTCGACGGCGACGTTTCTTTTCACACACTCCGCAATGAACGCTTCCGCGAGTTGCTCGTTTCGGTCTTTGGTCTTGTGTCGTGCATCTACCTGCTTCATCAGATCCAACGTGTCAGTCTTCAGGAGTATCTGACGATTGCTTCCATTGATCTGAGCAATACCGAAAAGTCCAAAACTGGCTGCGGCGGCATCTCCACCTTTGGAGAAAGATGGATCTAAGAAAGCTACGGGGGTAGGTTTGTAAAGCCACTGGTTGACTCCGTGAGCGCACAGATTCGCTGTCAGTTCAGGCTCCGAATAGATGGTGTCGGTAGCTCCTGTCGGACACGGGAAAGACTTCACCATTCGGTAGTAGCCTGGAGAGCGAGGACCAAAACGAGCTTTGATCTCATCCAGCCCTTCTCGGGTCAAAAGACCGGGATACACCTGTTTTCCTGCTCGCACGTTCGGCGAAAGCTCCCCATCGAAGCGAATGCAGAAGCCGTTGACTTTGGTTCTCCACTCGAAGGTATTCTCATCGACGCTATTCCACCCTTCTTTGGGTTCACAGAAAAGCCCCATCGGGTCAAACTGGGAACTGAAGTTGCCAGAAGCCAGCATTTTGAAGCCATCATTCGCCATCAAGTTCGAGGTGGCGTCATAAAGAGCGTGAGTCAGGAGCGGAAGCTCATCAGCCAGCAGCAAGAGGTTTTTAGCTTTGAAGCCGATCAAACTGCTGACATCGTCATTACCTTTACCGCCAGCTACCAGAGCGATGCCGACGAGATCGTTGGCTTTTCCTTCAGGCGTGAGACCTGTGATCTTACCTGCGGATGATACCAGTTTGCCTGGCATTACCGGAGGTAGTTTCAAAGCGGTGTATAGAGATAGGAAGTAGCGGTTCGCCTCATTCCACATCCGTTCGACCTCACCCCAGACTCGATTTCGAGAGTCTTTGAGCGAGGTCGAAGTGATCAAGACTTTTGTGCTCTCTGGGAATATCAGGAACATGCAGACTGCATACATGGAGAGGAATGCAGACTTACCGGAACTGGCGTGACCGGAAATAGCCATGAGTTTCTCGTCCCTTACGTGTCGGAGAATGGTCTCTGAGTACGGGTTCCAATGCCACTTGAAAGGCCAGTCTTGTCTTCCTAGAACATGGTTGACGAACAGCTTAAAATGCTCCTCCCAAGGCATCAGATCACTTTCTGGGATGCGAAGGATCTTGTCGTAATCCCTGAGAATTTGCATCTCGATTAAGACATCTGGCAACCTAGCCTGTATCTTACCCGTGTTTAAATCACAGATGGGATTCCATTTTATCCCATACTTCAGTCGTTTGGCTGAATCAGGAATTGGCGGTCGCTTGGGAGGAGTTTTTAGCATTAGCTCAATTTAATAGGCCCACTTAGCATCACCAAGAATTTCGTCGGAGTCGAGCCAACTTTCATCCCATCGTGCGTTAGTTGCAGCGTCCCAATCTGGAATAGCTGATGCAGCATCTTTCCCAGTCAATGAAACTGGTAGCCACTTGATGCGGTTGTTTGGGTAGATGGCTAACTGCCCATTCTCCAGTTTGATCACGTTGGCTTCTTTGTGTTCTTCGAGCAGCTCGGCATCCCCAATGTCGAACAATCCAGAGGATTGACCCTCTGGAAGGTAGTCGATAGTGAACCAGTAATGACCTCTAGCTGGAGCGAAGCCTTTTCCTAGATTTATAAGCACCGGAACATCAGCCAGTTGGTCTTTGCGCCAAACTTCGATAGAACCGGAAAGACACTCCCACATCTGGACTTTATGCAGCGGCAGATTGCGTTTGTCATCTTCGTCTGGCTCAAACCAGAACACGCAATGTGGAGGCACTTTGTCGAAACAAGCAGCATACTTGTCCACCCACACTTGGAAACAAAGTGGCCGGTTTCGCATAGCTCGCACTGATACCAGCCAAGCTGGTTCATATTCAGATTCTGATCCTCCGAAGGCATCACAACGGATATAGACTCGGGCTTTGGGACAGTTTACATTTCTCATACGTCAGTTTTTTCAGTAGTTGATTCAAGTTCAGATCCCAATGCAGCATAACCAATAATATCCACCCAGTTGTCGTGTTTAGGACTGGTGACGCTACGTGAGATTTTCAAGAGGATCATCATATCAGCTACATCTTTTGCTGTGATGGTGACTCCTTTATAGATACTCCAGAGCGCAGCAATACGTTCAAAACTAGCTCGGGCCTCTCCGTAGCTCTCAGCTCGGTCTCCACGAATAAGTTCTCTGGCCTCCTCTAATATGTCTGTTGCCGTCTCTGGAGCTTTGTAGTTTGGCGGCAGCGTGACGTTAATCGGGGTGGCGTAATAGTCTTCGGGATCTGCTAGCAGTAACTGGCTTGAACCAGCCCAAGTTTCCGTTCGTTCATCCCAGACCAAAGATCCGTGAGGCAGTTTCTGCCAAGAGCGTAGTCCAGCATACAGGATATGTGTCGATGGAGGTGGAGGTATCGTATGTGTCGATGGAGGTGGAGGTATCGTATCCGGCGCTGAAGAGTTTGCGGGAACGGCGTAGTAGGAGCCTTTGCATGGAATAGCAGTAGTGGTGCCGCCAGTCCATACTTCGTTTGAAGATGACCAGAACAGTGATCCTGGCGGCAGGGTTTGCCACTTTTTCGGTCCGGTGTAAATAATGTGGGTTGCGGGCGGTGTTGGTATTTTTTCTTCGGTCATAAGTATCAAAATGGTTCGTTTTCTTCTTTCTCCTGCTGACGTTTGAGATCAGCAACATTTTTCTTTTTGTGGCATTTGTGGCGACAGAGTAGCTGGAGATTACCTTCGCGGTGTTGGTGTCGGTAAAAACTGATTCGTCTCGCTGTGTCCAATCGGTGATGAGCGTCTCCTTGAGGCAGGATGCAGTCGAAGTCGAGATTCTTGTCTGTTCCGCACTCAAAACAAGTGCCTCCCAGCTTGAACAGAAGTTCAAACCTAGCTTTCTTAGCCCACTCTTTCTGTCTCTTAGCCATTGACTACTTTGAGTAAGGCTCTGGCTTCTGAAGGTTTCAGCGTGGCGGTGTTGTAG